CTCAAGGCTCTGATGCTCGATATTGGAGAATGTCGCTCGGTCAAGATCCTTGAGCTTGTGCGGTGGGAGGTTGAACCAGCGTGCCACTTCGGCCGTTTGAAATTTTCGCGTCTCGAGCAACTGCGCATCGTCAGGCGGAATGCCGATCTCGTGGATCTTCGTGCCTTCCTCGAGGATCGCCGCTTTGTGCCTGTTTTCAATGCCCTGGTGCATCGCTTCCCAGGACTCCTTAAGGCGCTTGTATTTCGGATCCTCCGCACCCTGCTCGAACTTTCCTGGATACTCGATTGCAACGCCGGGACGCGCATCATTGGCGAAAAACCGTGCCCCGTGCTCCTCGGCCGCGCGTGAGAGACCGAGCGAGTCCCGCGCCCAATCGAGCCGGCTCTTCCCGGTTCGCCCGTCATAGGCGAGGCCCGGTATGTGGAGGATCCGCCCGGGCGGATAGGTCTCTCGCACTCCACCGATACTCGTCTCGTACAGCCCCTCCTTTTGCAGAAATCGCGTGCGGTCAGGCAGGAGAGGCAGGAGCTCAATTCGACTGAACGTCGGCCGCTCGACGACGAAATACGCGTTGCCCCACATCTCGATGTAGTAGGTCAGGCATTCTTTGAACTGGTAGGGAGTCTGGCTGCTGTTCGGCTTGTTCTGCAGGAGCCAGTACACCGGATGGTCCGTTGCACGCTCTCTCCCGCCGCCCTCGCGCTTGCGGTAGAGTATCGCAGGGAGGCTCGCAATATGGCCGGTGACGATCTGCACCGCGCAATACACTGCACTCAGGTTATGTGCCAGCGTCGGGCTCATGCTCACACCGGATGTGCTCTTGCCGCCACCGATCGCGTCTATGAGCCATTGTGCCGGATAGTCGAGCCTGCTCGATGCAGCCCGCTTCCCGTCGATGTTCTGTAGCCAGTTTCCGAGTCTATACAACACACTCACAGGCTCAGGATCCCCCGGCTCTCGTAGACCGACGCCGTGCCCTCGCGGTGGCGTATCGCACGGTCCAGGCCCATGATCGAGGCAACAACACCGTCGATGCGGTTGCCCCGCGCACCATGCCTCGGCTTCATCGGCATGATGTTCCCTTGACGGTCGCTTTTGACTTCCGCAGAGGAGATCATCCAGCGCATGACCGGGTGCCCGCCGTGCGCCACGTTTCCCTGCAGCACCAACCGCTCGAACTCCTTCGTCGGTGCGGCCATATAGGAATAGCGCTGATACATCGGCACCATCAGGAAACCCGCGTCCTCGAGATGCTGCACAACGTTTGCCGCCTGCCACGGGTCATACGCGAGGTCCACGATCTTGAACGTGCTCGCGAGGTTTATGATCTCCTGCTCTACCAGGTCGTGGTCGATGGTTTTTCCCGGCGTCGCGATAACGTAGCCTTTCTGCACCCAGTAGGCGTACGGCACCTTGTCGCGGCGTTCCCGCTCGATGAGCTCTTCGCCCGGGATGAAAAACCGATACACGAACCGGTACAGCCCGCCGTCCGTGCGCGGCGGAAAGACGAGCGCCACTGCCGTGATGTCTGTGTTCGAGGAAAGGTCGATACCGGCAAAGCACTCACGGCCTGCAAGGTCGTCCTCGGAGACTACGGCATTGCACTTCATCCAGTCATCGTCACCGATCCATCGTGTTTCGGCCTGGGTCCAGCGGTTGAAGTTCTTCGTGATGATTGCGTTCTGCCGGCTCGGCATCTGCATCGCCGTTTGCACGCGCTCACGCAGATAGTCCCAGCTCACCGACACACCGATGTTCGGGTTCGCTTTCGGCCATACCGTTTCGTCGGTCCAGTCGTCTTCCTCGTCGAGCTGGTAAATGAGCGCAAAGAAGTTCTCGGGTATCGGCTCTATCGTTCCCTCGAGCATCTGCACCGCGAGCTGGTGCTCGTCCTGGTAAACCGGATTCTGAATATTCATGCCGGCGGTAGTGATGATGTAGATAAGCGGCTGGCTACGCGCTCCCATGCCCGACTCGATAACCTCCATCGACTCATGGCCCGGAAAGAGGTGCGCCTCATCGATGAGCGCAAAGCTCGGATTGAAGCCGTCCTGCATCTCGGCGTCTTTGCCCCACACGGTCGCTTGCGCCGCACCGTCGTAGTCCAGCGTGATAACCGAGTTCTGCTTGTAGACGCGCGTCTTGGAGCGGAGAACCGGGTGCCGCTCGATCTGCAATTTTGCGTACTTCCAAGCGATCTTGCCCTGGTCTTTCTTCGGTCCGACGAAATACACCTGCGGCCCGTACTCCCGCGGCCGGTCGGCCATGTAGCAGTAGTTTGCCGTGGCAGCCGCATCGGTGGTCTTGCCGTTTTTCCGTGCCACGGTGATATACGCTTTTGTGAAACGCCTGTAACCGCTCTCGCGACGCCAACCGAAAAGGACCCAGTCCTTGAACTGCTGCCATGGTTCAAGCCGCAGGTGCGGATCATGCACACGCGGGTTCGCCCACTCGCCTTCCACATGGCGAAGCTGTTGCTTGAAATCGATAACGCGGCGCGCCTGTGCCTCGTCGAAGTAGTACGGAAAGCCCTCGCTTCCCTGGCGATCGAGATCACGCACGTGGCGTTCGACCGCACGCTTTGCAAGAGTGCCGACGGTCACCCTGTCGTTGAGAACATCATCGATGTATTGCTGGGCAGCATAGGCGCTCACGAGCACCCCCAGCACAAACAACAGCGCCGCACATCTACTCCGCATCAAGCAGGCTCTCCATGGGATCCTCTCCCTGCTCTGTCTTCAAATCGATCTTGTTTCGACTCGCCGGTGTCATGCCGAACTCCGTCAACAGCTTCCGCAGCGAGTCGAAGTGTTTGTTCATCGCGTTGTATTCAGGGATGGTCTGCGAGTTCCGGCCGGCCAGGTACTCACCGAGCTTGCGCCTGCGGGTCCGCATCTTGCCGGTCTCGAAATCCTGGTACCTGACCTTGTAGACCGCATCATGCGCCTGGCGGTACTGGTCGTACTGCTCGCAGACAAGCTCGAGCGCTACGGTATCGAGCAGCGTCAAAAGGCCCTGGTCGGCGAGCTCCCGCGAAAAGCTCTTCCACAGCCGCTTACCGTATCGGCCGAGATGGCTTGGTGGCTTCGGTGCTTCATGCAGCGCCGGCGGCTCGGGTTCCTGCTCAGGATTGCGATCCTTGCGAAAGGTTCCCTGGATGATTTTCCGTTTTTTTGGCGTTCTCGGCCGACCCCCGTTACTCATGTGACCCCCGCGAGTTGGTTTTGACATCGTGTATCTGAGCCTGGCCGCGCGGTCTCAGAGTCTTACCTGCCAGAGATTTATCCCGCCCCTCCCCTTGGCTATGATTACCGAATCCACCATCCGCTCTCGCGGTCTTCGCGTTGTGCTCTGCGATAGGTCGCGGCACAAGATCGTACTGCTCATGGTCCGCCTCGACTGCCGGGTCGTATGGTGGGTTGTGATCGACTGCGTAGAGGTGCCAGAGATGTTTAGGTATGCCGTGTTGAGTCAGCACTCGTGCCCGGATCCGTCGCCAGCGTGCACCATAGCCGCGTGCAGCTGAGCTCCCGCGCGAGTTCTTCGAGTGTGTTTCGCGTTTGGCGCGTATGGTGCCCTGGTGCTCAGGGCAATATCCTGATGGACTATCGGTGAGGTTGGGACATCGTGGATGTTTGCACGGTCGAGCTCGGATAGGTATTGCAATACCTCCGTGTCAAATCGTCTTGACACGTCAAGTATCGCAGGAAAAGTTTGACATTTCTCACGAAAATGTCCTCAGTTTTCTTCGCTCTGTTGATCCGGTTCTTGGTTTACGATGCGCCGCACATGCCTGGCTGTAAGCCCGTGCTGCTTGGCTAGAACACTCGATATAGCTTCAATGCTGTGACCGCTGCCTAAAAGTCTTTCGTAACTGCGGCGTATCTCTTTGTCACGCAACTTCTTCGAAGGAGCCTGCGGGAAATATACCTGCAGACCAGTAAGCTCTCTACACAGAAGTTGCACCCGGTCGTAGCCTATTAGCTCGACCATCCGCTCAAGCACCTGCTGGTTACCCGACACGTCGGTCCTTTCGAAGCACTCGCACAAGGTTTCGTATCCGCCAGCGCAGCCGCCGCCACTCCCTGTCTTCGAGTGTGGCGACGGTCTGCAGATTGAAGCTGAGCGAGACGAGCAGGATCGAGATAAGCAGCACATCAAGCACGGTCTCCATGCTCTGCTTCCTCCTCGGGACGTTTCGCCTCCGCCAGGGACTCGAGCTCCTGCTTTAGCTCCTCGAGCCTGTCCAGTGCCTCTTCGGCATCCACCGGATCCTCGGATTCGCCGGGGAGCTGGAGCTGCTCCTCGCTCTCGCGGAGCTCCACTTCGCGATTGCTTTGCACGCGCCGCCATGCTTCCTCGAGCTCGGAAACGCCGGGAGCTTTTCCCCAGCGCGTGGAGAAACTGCGAATAAGCTCAGCGAATATCAGCTTGCGCGCCTCCTCGGTCCAGCCGCGTGAGATCCACTGCCACACGTATTTGGCTACTGCCGGCTCGAACGGTGCGTAGTACGCCTGGACTTCGTTCACGAATTGCTTTGCGGTCATCTCAGAAAACCTGCTCCTGGTACTGCATTGCCTGGTTGAGCGACTCCCACTGCCTGGCTACCTGCTCGAGCACCGCGTCCCACACCCACTCGGTGTTCAGCGCACTCGGCAGGTCCGGCTTTTCACGCAGGCCTTTACTCCCGTTGCGCTTCATGCGGCGAAACATCGCGATCTGTGCTGCACACAGCCGTGCCACATCGTCCGGGGAGCGAGCACGCGCCTTGACGATGAGCTGCTTGATCGCCTTGCCTTCCTTGCCCCAGTTCGTGAATCGCCTGCCCGGCTGGCGGCCGAGGAAATCCTGCTCGATCGCC